TTTCGGCTCGGTTGAAGTTGCCTAGCCGTTTCGAAATCTTGTGACTCTAACCACTGGGAGTGGTCTCCACCAAAATTTTTCGGTACTTGCTGTAATTCTTTTGCCCGTTCGAAGGCTTGCTCTCTATCGAGAAATTCTCCGTTATTAGTAACAAAACCATCCACGAGAGGTCTTGGTCCATATTTGAAATGCCCCTCGGCCCTCATCTGGTCACGAATTCCCGGGTGCCAATCTCCAGTCCACACTTTGTCGGTTGCTTTGTCTTTTACCGCAGCCATTTTCACGGCCCTCGGATCGGTGCTCGGGGCAAATTGCATACCCGACAGCATATCCTCGCCCGCGGCGCCGAGAGTATCGGCTGCGGTATTGATTGCTCGGCCCGCGCGCTGAAGCAAACTCGGCCGGGGCTCCTCTGGCTTTTGTTCGACGGGTTTGCCTTCCTCGGCTTTCGGCGCAAATTGTATTCGAGGGTCCGTGTTGCTGAAGGTGCCCCGGTTTTCCGTGCTCTTCACTTGTTCCGGATTCCATACAACATAGTGCCGGGTGCCCTCGGGCAACGTTCCGTCCTTGGATCGAAAATGCCTGCTGGCGTCGACGTATTTCACACCATCAAAACCGAGCGTTCGAAAAATATCACGGATGAGATTCGGAGATTCGCCATTAGCACTTGCAAGCTGCTTCAGGGTGTAGGCATCGATCACTGGTGGCCCATCCTCATAGTGCTCATAATTTGCGGCCTCGGAAATTGGACCCCATAAATCCCTCTTGTAGTCAAACACTCCATTCTCACGGGAAGCCATTAGCACTGCGCGCTCTAGTGCGTTATCGATCGGAATCTGCGTCATCTCTCTGCCGGCGTTGTATTCAGGCCAGATACTTTTTGTGTTCTTTTTTTGACTCCCGGTCAAGTCAAACACCACTGGATTCTTGAGACTCAGATAAGCACTAATCGTTCGCGGATTGGTTCCGACGAGGTCTCTTTCTGCTTGTTCGGTCGCTCTTCGGATCGCCGCTTTATACTCCGCGGAACCGTAGGACAAACCAGAATCTCCGGATTCACTCATAATTTGCTCCGCGCGATTTTCAATTCGATTGTGCAAGTCCGGACCGGTGCCGGCGTAATTTTCGCCCGCATCGTACCGTTCGGAGGAAAAATAATGACCGGCACCGACGTCGGATTCGTGAAATGCTTTGTTGATGTCGAACGCGTCGAAATTGTGCGTGGTTCCGTGGAAAACGATCTCTGGTTCTCCATTTTCGTCCACCGCTTTGCTGCCGCGAAACCACTTCTGAAAAAATGGCGACTTCGTGCCCTGCATTCTCCAGGCTTCTTCGGCTCGTTTGACTTGCGCGGGGCTCGTCACACCGGCGGCTTCAGTGGGTTGAAATTGCGCAGTGTCAAAATTCGGGAACGCATTTTTGTCTATCCAATTCGCCAGTGCCGGGTTTTGCGCGGCGACTTCCGCGCGGCCGAAACCGGGCCAGTCTTGCAACACCTGGTTCGGGTTGAGCCCGAGGTTGGCAATTTGCTCCGAGGCAAACTCATGCTCGCTGTTGGAGGTGCCCTCGACCTTGTCAGCATTGCGCTGATGATACCGGCGCACCATGTCCATGGTTTCTGGATGGTTCTCTCGGATATACTTCGAGAATTCCGGGGCCAGTTCACCTTGCGAGGCACGCCTGAAATCGGCCGCCGCAACCGAAGGTAGCCCCATCGCTTCGATCACATGGTCCGCATGCGCACCCATTACGAATTCGTGCAAACGCGGATCTCGGAGAGCATCATTCACAGACTCCATGGCTTCGGGGCCCGAGAATTTGTGCAGACGGGCAAATTCGTCGGAGAAATCGTTTTCTGTGGCTTTGCGCGGGTTGAACTGTGCCGCGGTGTCCGGTGCCTCTTCGTAAGGCAACCATTTTTTCCGCCCCCATTGCGACGCCTGATTCTGATACTTGTCGATGAACGCACCGAGCGCAGGGTCGGTGTCGTAAACTCCTTTTCGTTTGGTATACCAGGAAGTTTTGATGTCGCCCATCTCCGGGGTGCCGGCGCTGAAGATCAACTTGGCTTCTGCGGGGTCCATGCCGGATTCGGCGAGCTTGGAAATCTGAAAATCCCGCATGGCATCTTCTGCGGACAACGACGGGCCATTAACGGCCTGGCGCCGGATGCCGCTGCCGAGCAGTTCACTGCTCATCCTCACCAGGTCGGGATAATTCGTCTCGAGATGGTTCACCAACCGTTGGCTCAGTCTGCCGGCGGCGACTCCCATTTTTCGGCCGCGCAAAGCCTCATATATTTCTTCAGGATTGATTAATGTTTCGTTCGCATGCGTATACCGCGCAGACGGCAATGCTTTCAGCAATTCCTTGTCCGAGTTCATCTTGTCCAGGTTCTCAGAAATCGCCTCACGCAGTTGCGTCCGTCGCGCACCGATAGAATATTTTTCGTTGAACTCCTGCTCCAGCCCTGCGATGCCGCGGCGACCCGCTTTGAGCTTTTCCGGGTCAACGGAATCCGTCGGGTCGAATTGCATACCGCCGCCGGGCTGGGTCGGGTGTTCAATGGTATACCCCGCTTTTTCGATTGTGCTATGCGCCATGCTGCTCCCGCGAACGCTCAGGTTAGGCACGTCAGTGCCGAGGTTATACATCGGCATTACTCCCCGGCCGAGAGACCGCATATCCATGGCACCGAATTGCTGCGCAGGGTATCTCTGCCCCCCGGGCGCAACGAGATGCACGTCGCGCGGAGCGGTCAGTCGGCCCGGAGTCAGGTCGGGTTCGTAGGGTTGCCGTTTTGGCTGGAACTGTGTTGGCTGATAGAACTCATCTCCGGTAATCAAACGGCCCGAGTCATCTAATATCGGAGACTCATCGTTTTGAGAGAACTCGGTTAGGTTGTCTTTTTGCACTTTGTTCGGGCGGCCCTGGACGATGACTTCTTTCCCAGTTCCGGTTGAGCGACCGTTGTCGGTGTTGATTCGAAGCCATCCATTTCGAGTCATCCGTTCGACTGCGTCTGTCGCCTCTCCTACCACATGCTCTCGTGCCCACTTCCAGTGGTATCGATCTGCACTGTAAAAATTACCCGAAGGAGATTGCCAGTAGTGAGAATTATACTCTGCCGTCGGCGTCTCGGGAATCGGGGTCGAATACCCTGGCTGTCCCGATTTCTCGAACCACTTCAGGTCTTCTTCGGGAGTGACTTTGATTTCGCCTCGTTTTGGTTGAAATCCTGCCGCCGTAATTACCGTATTGCCCCGCAAACTCGGCACACCGGCCGCGTGCTCCGCGCCGGCGATTCGGTCGAGGTTGAGACGTTGATATGCCTCGAGCATGTCCGGCAATTTCGTTTTGCCAGCCGCAGCATTTTCGAGTGACGCTCTGAACGGGTTTACTTCCTGAATTTTAGATCCGGGCGGAATTCCGAGTCGCGCAGCGGCGGCCGCTTGCGCCGCTCGGTTTTTCTCCGTCAGTCCGACTTCCCCGAAACCGGGTTTTGCGGTAACGAGCGGGGTCACGCGGCCGGGTAGCGTCGCCTGAGACGCCTCTTGCGCCATCAAATTCCACGGATATCTTCCGCCGCGTAGCACCGCGGTGTCCGGCAACTTGAAACCGAGTAAGTGATTGATAAAGTCGGCTTCGCCTTGCGGCACGGTGCCGGCGGCTTCGCGCAATGCCGGTGCGAAAAACCCCTTGGCGCGCATGGTCTCCGGAATGTTAAACGGTAGTCCAGACCCGGTGCGGCCGGCCTGGTGGTTCGCGATGACCGTTTGCAGCCGTTGCTGCAGCCGCGCCCACGCGTCCGGAGTAAAAAACCCCGTTGCCGGGTCTATCTCAAACGGACTGAGTTTCGCAAGTTCGGGGTTGGTGCCGAGGGTCTTGGCTAAACGTCGGGCATTCGCTGTAAAAATAGCCGGTGACCAGCCGCCCACCTGGTTTTTTCCTTGCTTGGTGGTAAAAACGTCGCTCGGAAAGAAAGATTTGTCCCACGGGGTGCGCTGAGTATCGGGCGCGTTGCGGCCTTCCTCAATTGCATCGCGCCGTTCGCTGCGCACAGTGGCTGGCAGCGCGGAAGTAATGTTCTCTGGCGCATCGCCGTGCGCGCCGAGGTAAGACAACAACACCGCGCCGCCATCGGATATTTTTTGCGCGATCGTGCCGAGGATTTCGCGCGCCGATTGTTTCGCGCCAGCGACCGGTTTGTCCGAGGCTTTCGCGGCGACGGAGATTGCTTTTTGCGCTTCGTTCGCGGGTGTGCTCGGAATTGTTTCTGCGGCTTCTGCAGGGTGCTCTTCGCCCGCCGGCGCAATGAGTGGCTTGACCGTTTTGCGCGTTTGGCTCAGCACCGCGGATTTCAGCGGCATTTGCTGGCCTGGACTGACTCGTCCTGCGAGTGGTTCGCCCCCGAAAGCACTGACGATTGGCGAAATCATTTTCGCGATGCGCTCCGGCACCGATTTCCCTCCGCCGATGTCCGTGCCGGAATGCGCAAAGTCGGCGGCGAAATGCTCTGCTTCGGCCTCGCGCGACATATAGTTGTCCGCTGCTTTGCCGGCTTCGCTTTGTGTGAGATGGTCCCGCCAGTTCAAGCCGGGATTCTCTCGAACGAAATTGATAACCTCGACCGGACTCGGCGCCCGGCCGAGTTGGTCGGCGAGCACTTTTTTCGCGGCTTCCTCGGTGCCCTGACTCGACTTGTCGAGTATGATTTCCCGCCAATCAGCGCCCGCGCGCATGGCCGCAGGGTCGAGGTCATAAGCGTAACTGCGGCCGATGCCCTGCCATTCTTCCGGACTGAATGCCTGTTTTATTTTGTCGAAATGCGCCTGGTTGACTTCGGCCGGCAACGCATTCCGAATCGCGTGCATGAGTTCATGCGGCGCCGAGTTCAGTTGCGTCGTCGCAATGAGTCGTTTCGTCCCTGTCACTTTCCCCTGGGCATCAGTGACCGGGACATTCGACAAAGAGATCCCGTTGTGTTGAGATGCGAGCTCGGCGGTCTCCGGTGCCACGCCCTCAGCCATCAACCGGGCCTTCAACATCGTCGGATCCGCGTCATGGATAAACTTCGTGCCCGGGGCGGCTTGCTGTAAAAAATCGTTGATCTTTTGCGGATCGATCGGGAAATTCCGAGACCCGATTAACTGTCCGCCGAGTATTCGCTTGCCAGCGCCGAAACCGCCGTGCAGCAACCCGAGTCCGGTGCCGAAACCGACTGACTTCGACTCCTCCGGCGTCTCGGCGCCGGCGGCCATTCCGAGATCGAGCGCCGCACCGGTGCCGACCGCCGCAGCGGTCTTCGGTATCGACGCGAAAAAGTCTTGCGCAAGTTGCGAATACGGACTGGTGATCGGTTTTTCACCGGAGATTTCCGGACCTAGTTTTCCTGCCTTTTCGGCAGTTTCGCCGATACCCTCAGCTTTCTCGGCCGCTTCCTTGCCAATTTTGAGCCCCTCTTTGAACCCGGCGACCCCGCCGACGATGCCGCCGCCATGAAAAACTTCTTTGCCGACCGTTGCGCCGATCGCGGCGCCTGCGGTCGCACCCACCGCGGGAGCCACTTTCTGGACAACCTTTGCCGCGCCTTCGGTGCCTTTTGCCAGTGCGGAGACGAGCTTTCCGCCAGTTGCCGCCGCAACAGATTCCGCCTTTTCGCCGATTGCACTTGCTGTCGCGCCGGCCACCTGGGCGGCATTGACCACGCGCCCGCCGACGGGTGCCTCGATCTTCGACAATGCCGCTCCGACGGGGGCTTTAACCGCTTTGGCCCCGAGTCCGAAGGCTTTTCCCATGGCCTCCCAGGAGAAAGGATCTCCGGCGGCGTATTCTCCGACGACCTCCGGCCGGATTGGAGTGCCGTGCTCTTTGAGATATTGATTCGTCCTCGCGCTGAGTCCCTCGCCCGACAACAATTTTTGCTGTGCGCGATATTCGACGAGGCTATCCGCGAAAAACTGCGCGCGCTGTTCTGGAGTCCGATCCGCAAGTGGTTTCGCGAGTCCCGTTTTACGTGCGAGCCCGGCGGCGGTGTGCTCAAGCATCGTTATTGCGCCCGCGATGCCAGCCTCGGTGCCTGCGAGTTGTTCTCCGGCGCCGCGTATTGTTTCCGGCGCATTTTCTCCAGTTGCCAAAGATTCGCCAGCGGCTTTTGCGCTGAGGCCGACTCCAGTGCCGAATCGCTTCAGGAATCCCCAAGCCGCGGATGCCAAATTTTTGCCAACATCGAGCGGGGTCGGTAAGTCGTGCCAACTCGTGCTGTCGACGTATTTTCCCCAGGCATCTGCGACGTTCTGGAAAACCTTCGGGTCCGCCATCAATTCCGGCTGGGACTGCGCTTGCGCAAGAAAATCGAACGTCGGGTCAGAGCGCTTGAGTTGCACCATCTCGTCCGGGCTCAAATCCCGAATAGGATTGACAATGCCGATGGACTTGTCTGCCTCGGCTTGCTGTTCCGGCGTCAGCGTGACAATGTCACCAGGCTGCGCGGAATCGAGGTCGGACACCGGTTGCACTGGCAACGGGTTCGCGGTAAATTGCGTCGGCGCAAAGGTGTCCTTCAGGGATTGGGATACCTGTGCGGGTGCTGCGTTAGCCGCCGCGGGCTCGATTACTTGATTATCTGCCATGAGTTGGGGCCAACGCGTTGAAGCTTGCGGTCCTTAACCGTGGCAATCGGTGAAACTTTCGGAGATACTACTGCGGTGGTGCCACCGGATTCGCCTGGCTCAGTTCCGGCAATCACGCCGCGTTCATGCGGCAGCAACACTTGCGTCGGATCGTATTCGCCCGCTCTCGCGGGGTTAACCTGCGACTTCCAGTAATTCGCTTTGTCGAGGACTCCCTGCAGCAACGGCTTGACGCCCTCGACCCGGGCCTCCATGGATCGATTAACGAGTTCCGCGACCTCGCGCCGGGTGTCCGGGGGCAGTTTCGCGGTGCCTTTCGCCAGCGACGCCCACGCCTTGATCTTCGACGGGTAGTCCGCGCTGTGTGCGATGCCCTCGAGCGTGGTTTCGCTCGGCGGCCGCAAGCTTTGCGGGTTGAGGATATGCGCGGCGTCATTGAGCAGCCCTACGTCGACGGTGCCGAGCTCCATGCTTTTTTGCTTTTCGTCGGTCATCTTCGACAGCGGCTCCCAGGCTTTTTGAAAAGATGAATAGTGCGACCGCGCATTGTCCCAGGCTTTATACGAATCGAGTGTGCGCACTTCGTCAGCGATTTTTGCAGCCGGCGGCGCGGTGGCACCCGTATTCACCACGTTGCCTCCGGGGTTAACCACCGGCAAGGGTGCTGCTGGCGTTGCTGTAGCAGCCGCAGGTAGCGGGGCAACAAGGGCACCAGGAGGATTCGGCGTCGCGGCCGGCGTCCCCGGCTGCACCGTGCTCTGGTCCGTCGTCGGGTGCGGCATGAAAGGCAGCGTGCCGGGCTCCACGGAACCAGGGTTTGCAATGAGCCCCTGCCACTTGTGAAAGGCTGGGCTGCCCGGAAAATAATCCGGTTGACCTGGTTTACCGGACGGCGGCGTTACATCTTCGCCGTTCTTGTTGAGTTCTTGAGAAATAGATCCGGAAGCCCCTTCGGACTTGATCGTCTTGACGGACTTGAGCATGTCCTGAGCGTAGCTCATCACTGCCCACGGATACATCATGTCGTGCTGCATTTTCAATTGCTGCAGCGCAACATCGAGTTGCGGCTGCACCATTTGTTGCTGCGCACCAATTTGAGACGCCGTTAATGCCGTCTGGGGCTGAACGAGGGTCTGTCCCGCTTCCGCAGTTTTTTGTGCCAAATTCGCAGTTGCCCCCTGCGCCCGGGCGGCACTCAGCCGCGCCTTGATCATCTCCGGATCGACATATTCACCGAGCTCCTCCAAAAGTGCCCTTTTCTTCGATTGCGCGACATCGCCGACGTGATCGATGATGTCCTGCGCGGTGATGTTGCCTTGACGAAAAGAATCCACAAGCTGATTCACCGCGTCCGGCGTGATCGGCTGCGCGGCAGTCACCAGCGGTTGCGCGGATAACCCAGCGCTGACGAGAGGCGTGTTGACTTGTCCTACAGCCATAAATTTAGTAAGGGAGCACTTGAGTTGCCGCAGGGAATGATCCCCACCCGAACACGGAAGCTGGTTTCGGATTTAGCGAAGGTGGTGCGGATGCTTGTGACGCGGGTGCGCGCCAGGCAGTGTTGCCGACGGAATTGAACCCGAGCGCGGCCGCCAAACCGGAGGCTTGATTCGCCTTTGGCGGTTTTGCGTTCGCGTCCGGCGCGGTTGCGGGTTTCGGAGACACCATCCCGTTCGCGAGGTAATTGCTGTCCTTCGTGATTCCGTATTGGCCGCCGCCAGCTTGCGTCAATGAATAGATCGGTGCTTTCGGATTCAGTAAGTTCGACGCATTCGGTCCGAGTATCTGCGCAAGCAGATTGTTCTGGACATTCGTATTGACATCGAGGTTCGGCACCGCTGGCGGCGTTGTCAACGATGCAGCCGTTTGCGAAGCTTGCTGCAACGATGTCACCGGCGAAATTCCGCCCCACCCTGGCGAGTTCAGTGCCTGGTAGAGTGCCGGCGGGAATAAACTCCCCGCATGCCATCCGTTGTCGGTTGCGCCCATAGTTATCCCACGGCTGACGGATCGGGACCAGCGATGTAGTCATTGTTCCCTCCTGCGGTTGAATTGTTCGGTGCGGTTAACAACTGAGACAGCGTAGGTAGCGAATTTCCGACGCCGCGGCTCAGGCCACCGGCGAGGTTTGCGCCGATCGCGCCATTTGCCAGCGCACCAGCAGATGAGACATTCGCCGCGTTTTGCGTCAACGCGTTGTTCGCGCCGACTCGCGCCAGCCATATATTCGCGATGTTCGTGCCGGACAACCCGACATTCGGCGCGGCGCCATTGGCAGTATTGAAAGCGCTCGTCTGGCCCCCGAGTGTCGCAAGCTGATTGCTCGTCAAGTTCGGGAATAACTGTTGCAAAATGCTCTGGCGCTGTGTTTGAAGATTCTGTGCGGATCCGAGGAGCGATGCGGCTTGTTGTTGTCGCTGTTGCTGCAACTGCAGCCCTGCGGTGCCGAGGATAGTGCGTGCGATAGTGCCCCCGATGCCCTGGCCCGAAGCGGCACCGGTCGTCATGCCAGTTTGCTCGAGACCGGCTTTTACCAATTCCGCTTGCACATCCGGCGGTAACGTTGCGCCCTGTTTCAGTTGCGTCATCGCGGCGTCAATGAGCCCTTTTTGCGACGCCGCGGCTTGCGGCCCCGCGCCGAGGATTTCATTTGTGGCTGCAGTCGCCACTGGCGCCGCCGGCTGTCCGAGGGCGCTGACGGTGTTCAATAACCCGTTTTGAGAAGCAAATCGCGCTTGCAGCAACGCCGGGTCAATTTTCCCTTGCAGCGCAAGCTGGGACAACACTTGTTGCACGTCCGCCTGCGTGGCTTGCGAATTCACAACCGCAGGGTCGAGATTTTTGTACAACGCGTCGCGCTGCTGTTGTATCGCGGCAAGCTGCGCGCCGACAGCCGACTTCGTCGCATCGGCTTGAATAGCGCTGCCGGCAATTTGGCCTACAAATCCGAGTACGTCGCCCATTATGTTATCCGTTTGAAAAAGGTTCCACCATGAGGCACGTATCCGAGTTTGCGGTAACCACGCGCGCGGCGCTCCGGGCTATGAAATTCCGAGCACCCGAGCACGATCCAATCCACGGCTGCGGCATCGCAGTCAGCCTCGAACGCGCGGAGCAAATCAATCGGCAATCCAGTCATGCGATACAGCGGTTCAACAAACCAGGTGTGCTCGAGCCCTTGCAATTTGCCTGTAAGCAAATCTCGTTGAATTGTGCCGAGCAAAAATCCACGAGGCACATTGTCAACATACCCCGCATAAGTCTTCGTCCGACCCGTTCCATCAACGGCCATGAGTCGCGTCCAATTCTCGGCGAGGAATTTCGGGTCTGGTTTGACATCATATTCTACATCAGCGACAAATTTTTCTGTCAGTTTTTCGATAATCGACTCAGCTTCAATGAAGCTCGGTTGCGTTATTACAATTTCACCAGAGTCCATAGCGCAAGCTGCGGGGGATAAACGGTACCACTCCCGGTAGTCAATTGGACCGATTCACCGAAAACATCGAAAGCCGCCCGCGGCGGAACACCCGGCAGCGGGGGGTAATTGCTCTGCGGGTTCGCACCGGAATCCTGCGTTGCGCCGACGAGCAACCGACCACGATACGCCGGCACTTGCGACCCAATGTAATCCCAGCCCGGGTTATACTGCAGCGCTTGCGTCAACGTGGTGAAATTCACAAATTTGACATCGCCCGGGACGCCCGAGACCGTGCGCCAGATGCCGCGCTCGAACCAAATCAGGCAACTTATTGTGGTGTCGTAAAATATCTGAAAACTCTCCGGAGCCGTCGGTCTCTGGCTCGTCGCGCCGGATTGCGTAACGCTCATGAACGGAACCCAGTCAGCACCGTTGAACACGTGCCAGCCAATCGGGTCGCCGAAGCTATTCGGCGCCTGGTCTGTGCCATCCTGGGTGGTTCGCAGCCACACCGGCGGCACAGTTGTTGCCGGAACAGAATTGCCGATCGCAAACGGGATGTTTATCGACGCGGATACGTCGAGGGGCACGTATTGCTTCGTGTTGTCATCCCAAACCCACCACTCTTTGCCGCGCAGCCAGGGGCCGACATTCGAAGTGGGCGCCGTGTCGCCGACGAAAATGAAATTAGCGCCGCCGGGGCTCATGATCCGCATGCGCGCGAGCATGGCCGCAAACAGGTCGTTCGGTCCGCCCTGGAACGTCGCCGGCAGCGGAGAACCCTGAATAATCAACTCGGTGGAGGCTAAGCTCATATCAATAAAGAGTCCCCGTTTTTCATGTCAAACTCCAGTTAAGGATTATGCTTCCCTGTGATCCGTTGAAGCCATCCACCCGGATGTGATAGGTCGTCCCAGATGTGGCCGCGAAGCTGATGTTGCTTTGCGGGGGGCAAGTTCCGTCATCGTTTGCCGCGATGAGTGTAAGTGCGTTCACCGCGACCCCGGTATAACAGACCAAAACAGTGTCGTAGTTGCTACCGCAGGTATTGAAATGCGCGGTGCCATTGGCCGGGGCAGTCCAGCTATACCAAACCGAGTTTTTAACAGGGGCCCCAGCCTCGGTAGTTGGCTCTCCGGGCTCCACTGTCGCAAAAACATTGGATCCCGTCACTGACCCGCTGGAACCAGTGATCAATTGCGCGTTCGAAAACCCATCATTAGGCGGCGGATTCTGTGTGCTGACGATGGTGCAATTTTTCGTCACTGGGGGAACGAGAGGCCGAAAAGTCAAATTCGTAATCGTGATTTGCGGTGACCCTGGAGAATTGGTCGGAGCGGCTTTCCCCGCGATAAACTCCATGCTCAAATCATGCGGGCCATTCCCAACGATCACAAAGGAAACGTCAACATGCCCGGAGCTATTTTCCAACAAACTATCCTGGAAAATTGTTCCGTTGTTGTAATCTATGAGCCAGCCGTATGTGGCACTCGGATCGCCAAACCCACCCCCGACGCCCGTGCTCCAATCAAAAGATACGGTGGCGGTGTAGTCCGGCCACACGCTGCACCATTCGTTCGCCTGCCACCGAATGTTAGCGATCCAGGGAGAAGAAGCACCCGGACCCCCGGGGTCTTGCCGAGCAAACCCGGAGGCAGTTCCGGAAGGATTTCCCACAACACTAACCACAGCCGTGGTGTCTTCTGGGGGAGATCCTCCACCCCCCGAGGTCCATCCGATATCCTGTATCTTCGTCGGTCCTGCGTTGCAACACGGTCCTGGGCTCAAAGTGCCAAGGAGTGCTTCACCCACAGCCGTCGCCTTGGAGTCTGCATCTTCCTGACTCGACAGCGAAGAATACACTCCGGCATTGACGTGAACGCATGCTGGCATGCCGACATCGAGCCCGCCCGCACACGGAGTGACGAAATCTGCAGCGGTGTTGAAGAATTCAGCGATGCAGTCGGAAATAACATTGCTGAATGGACTCGTCCCCGCGGCCGTCGTCACTGTGACTGCGTAGCTTTGAGCATCCGGCACCACAAACCCGGTCGTAACCACACAATCCTGAAGCAGATTGTAAACTCCGCTCACGACGTGATACAGACTCGCGCAAATCTGGCCGGGATACGCATTCCAACGCAACGTTCCGTTATCACAAAAAGCCACGGGCGGATCGAGCGGAGGCGGCGTTGGGCCCACGCCGCAGGCGCAAACTGTGTTGCTGAATGGGCTGAGACCGTCATCAGTAATAATTGAAATCGCGTAGCACGCATCGTCGGATAGCACAAACCCCGCGGTTCCCTGGACGCATTCCTGGACGAGGGTGTATGTGTTATCCGAGACGCGGTAAAGACTCGCGCAAATCTGGCCCGGATAATCTGACCACTTGAGAATGCCCGCGTCGCATCGCGCACTCGGTGCAGTCAGTGGAGAAATCGCTTCAATGAGAATCGGCGCCGCACTCGCACTTGAACCCGAGGTGATCGCAGGCGGGCAAATCGGCGGAGAAATATATTCAATCCGCAATCTTCGCAACAACAATACGTCGAGGAGTAAGTTCATTCAGCCGTTTGGGAATAGAAAAATGGCAACAGCGTTTGCAGTTCGCGTTCCGCTTGTTTCTGGGCGATGATATTCGCGACTCGATCCGCGGCGCCTTGCGACACCACACTGGTGGCGAACCCCGCGCCGGATGTGGTGATTCCATCCTGCTCCACAAACTTTGTCTTGCTGGCGACGAAATACTGCGCCGGAGTCGCGGCGAGCTCGGACGCGCCAGACTCTTCCGTTTCCGTTTTCACTCCAGCACCGTCGAAACGGACCGAGTTGAAATCCTCCTCTGCGGAGCACGCGTCTCCCTCGCCGGACATTTTCTCGGAGATCGTCATTCCGAATGACTTCGACCACCGGAGGGTAGCCGGGCCATGCCAAACGACGGCAAATTGAAAGCTTTCGTCGATGTTCTCGTTGTCTTCTCTTTCGACGGGGCAGGCCGCCGTCTCGGAGTTCATGACCTGCTTATTCGCGTCCTCGGTTCGCAGCGTCCGCGATTGCGCTTTGAATTCGTAAAGTATTGACGCCATGTCAATGAACCTATCCCACTTCAGACTGCCGCGCGACACCTTGACCAATTTCTGCATTACTTGCTTAAACTGGCCTCGAGACCCACCAGCGTAAAACACACCGACATCAATATCCTCTTCGATACCGGCAAACGCAAAGTCGGCCCAGGTGAGCCGGCAACGCGCGCCTGGCAATTTGTTCGTCGCTGGGCTCGTTTGGCCGAACATGCCGCGGCCCTCGATCCCGCAAGTAATCGGGCATCCGTTGTCGAGGCGATTCGGTCGAAAAGCCTCCCAAAGCCGATTCACGCCGTCGTAATCCACGCTGACATGATATATTCGAGACACATCGGCGACCACACCAGCGACCCACTCCACCGGTCGCGTGCCGATCCAGTAACCGGACCAACTCGGGCCGGAGTCATCGTTCAGCGTCTCAAAGCTTGCATGATTGAGCACCCAGGTGTGCGTGTTGTATTGATCATCCGCCGGCACCGACATCATAAAAAACTGGCCGAATGATATCCCGGCCACCAGGGACAAATCGTCGCTGAGTCGCGACTTCGACACCAGCATTTCGTTGTCGCGCGCGGGCAATCGAGCCGTCAGTTTGCCGGCTGTCGCAGGGTCGAAGATCGCAATGCCGGTCGGGCTCATCCAGACGATCTGGCCGTAATGTGACCGGATCGAACGGCTTGATGCTGCACCTACCTGCACAACCTCGCGTTGAAAGTCCGGCGTAGTCGGCCAGGCATCACGCTGCCGGATGTTCGCCTGTAATATCGACGCATCGGTTGCAGTGAACACCATCAATTGTGGTGCCTCGACACTCGGCGTCTTCACCATCCCGGTGACGGTGCCGGAGAAATAGAACGCGGAATTGCCCCCGAGATAAACATTCTCGCGAAAGCTGAACGGGTTCGAGATATCGCTGGCCTGAACGAAATTGCGCGTTGAGATCCATAGACGATCACCCACCCAGACCATGGACCCCCCGGCCGGGGTATCA